TGCCGCTCAGTCATGCTAGTTAAATCCATGTTTCTCTCGCTTTGATTCACGATTTTCTCACTCCAACTTTTGCCAGCATCTCCACCCCACATAGCCCAAGCGATTCTGCCGTTTGATGGATAACCTTTCTCTCCTGGTCTGAATCCTTCCGCCTTTTTGTCAACTTCATGCCTCGCAAAAAAGGATTTCATCCGCTTGACGGTTGCCAGTGGTAAACTCTTGCCGTTGCTGATGTCTCTGGCTCTTGCGATTCCGACAGACGTTCCGCCTCTGCTAAATTCTCGTCTCCACTCTAGGCCACGATTGGCCTCGGCAATCATGCCCTCGGTTGGCTTGTAGCTTTCTGCCATTACTCGACTTCTGGCTCAACAGGACCATGAGGCGAACCAAGCGGCTCAAAGGCTAGACTGATTCCGTAGCGTTCCGCCATTGCCTTGTCGTTTTGCATTTGCTGGAACACTTCCTCAACGTCACGCCCGTATTGCCGCGCTACGTCATTGAGGCTTTTGAAGCCATTTCTAACTGCTTCGACTTCGGCTCTGATTTCTTTGGCTGGGTCCACCCAAGAAAAGCCTCTGCCTCTGAATTCCAAGGTGTTGGAAAACTTATCGTATCTAGTAATGGGAATCGGAATGCTGCCGCTTGTCATTGCCATTTTCAGCCACTCTTGCGCGACAGGTTCGCACAAGTGCTGAATGAGGAAGCTTTGCAGTTGACGGTATAAATCGCGTTCTTCGAGTGCGCCTTGTCTTATGCTGGAATAGCTGACGCCTTCGAGGTTGTTACTTAGGCTGGTGTAGCTAATCCCCAAACCGGAAGCGATACCTCGCAAAATGCCTTTGTGGAATTCGGCATATGCGCTGGTTGGATGGCTAGGATTCCATTCTTGAAAACTCATTCCGGCTGGCAATTGCTGAATACTTCCAGGTTCGCCAGACATGATCTGGTTTCCGTCTGCCGATTCGTCACCAATGAAACCCTCACCGTCAGGACTTACCAGAAAGCCCATCTTTGCCGCTGCGGTCCTTGCTGCAATCAGTTCAGCTTCTTCATAGCCTGAAAGGATTCTCATTCGCGTCATGGCACTGGCAAACCAACTGACGCCTCTCGTTTGTTGCGCTCTGTCTGGTAGGTAAATGTGCAGAATGTCGTTAGCGTCAACTCTGGTGCGTTTGTCTGAACGCCTTTGTCCAAACGTATCGAATGGATGGCCTTGGCCTAATTTCAAGTAGTAAGCAACTGGAGCGTCAAACTCGTCGAGTTCCACACCCATCACCACCCTGCGGCCTCTTGGCTCAGTGGTGAAATATTCTTCGTCTAAAAAATCCGGCTCGAGGATTTGCAACGCTAATCCGTCTGTCCATTTCTGGCCTCTGACAAAGCGAATGAGGATTTCGCCATCTCTACACAATCCTTGAATCACCAACCGTTGAAGGTCTAGCCAGCTATGCTTGCGGCTCGCAGAACAACGCTTGCCCCATCGCTTCCAAGCTCGTTCGATGATTTCATTTCCAGCAGCGTCAAGTTGTCCAACATTCGGCTCGTTGAGATTTCTTGCTCGGCTTTGTAGCTGAAAACCATGTTCACCGATGACGTTACTCGACATCAGTTGAAGATAACGTCTGGCGTAATCGTCATTTCGGCAAAGTTCTCTTGCTCTGTCTCTGATTCTGCGAAGGCTATATTGCAGCTCAGCATCGGCTGAAGTGGTGGAGCCAATGAAATCCGCCAGGAATCTCGAGCCAGCCGCGCCATCATATCGACGCTTCTTCTGCTTTGGACTTGGATTCTCTGGTGCTTGTCTGTGGACTCTATCCGTGAGCCACCACATTGCTTCTTGAATCATCCTGCCCTCCTGAACTCGACTTTAACAAGATTGCCAGGACGTTTGCCACTTCTGACTCGAGTCAGTTGCCGCTCTTTCGTGACTTCTTGACGGTAATAGTCGCGCCACTTCATTAAATCGGTGATTGACAGCTTCGTCAGTGAACGGTTGCCGATTGAATACTCTTCAACGTCATTATCTGCTCGGCCTTCCAAAAGGCTTTGGATTTTTTCGAGCATGATTTCAGCGTGAGTTCTTGGGTCATGGGCAACGTCTGTATCTGTCAGAACGTACCACTGTCCCTCGCCAACCTTGATTTTCTCTGAGTCAGAAGTTCGAGTAATCCAGGCTTGCCAATGAATGTGTCCGGTGGGGTAGCTTGCGGTTGTACTTGAAGAGACTTCAATGAAGTATTTGCTGTCTGCCTCTGTCGCAGTAATTGCGATTTCAGCAGAACTGGTCCCGTGACTTCGTCCGTAATAGGTGAGCGAGTACGAATCTGGAGGATAGTCTGAAGCGAGATCGTCCTTGCGCCAAAGCCAGCGTTCGCCAGCTACAAGGCGGTCAGGTTCCGTTGTGGGATAATTTGCGCGGTCAAATTGATTGGTTGCCATGCGCTAGAAATAGCGCAGAACTTCAAGCTTGTGGGCAGGATTGGCAGAATTGGCAAAATTGGCAAAGCTATTGAAGCTTCGCAAATGAATCTAAATAACTGGTTTGGCTTTCGATTCTCCAACTTCCACCAACTTTGTAAGCCGGAACTAAGCCAGATTCACAGAATCGGTAGGCTGTTCGCTCGCTGACGTCCAACTCAGCCGCCAACTGCTTTGGTGTCAAATATCGGTTCCTTCGGTTTCGCATACTAAAACCTCTGAATCCAGTTATTAGGTCTTCGTGCAGGTTTCAAAGTTCTTCGTTGTGGTTGTGGTTCAGGTTGGGCAACGCTTTCTTCAACAGTTTCATGTACTTTAGCAGTTCTTTGTAGTCTTTTCCAATCCCGAATGTTTAGCGAAGACAAGGCTGCTAAACTATAAACTAAACAATCTAAAGCTTCGTTTCTTGGTCGAATCTTGATCCATTCGCGTCTTGGAAAGCCTTTATGGTACTTGGTGACGATTTTTTCAGCGGTTAATTGGGCAAAGTATTCTTCATCCAAGTGTCTCGGAAACCGCAACGCTTCAGGTCCGCTTGCAATGCGAAGTCTACCAAAAATCGCTTGTTTGATCGTGTCCACCCCAACCGGAAATAATTTGATTCTGCCGGAATTGTTGCGGCTTGGCCTGCCGATTGGTGGCTTGCCTTCACCACCAACACCTTTGATTGCGTAAATCCTAGAAGCGGTCCGGCTTCTCACAAATTCATAAACCGCTTGCGTGTAGTGTCCACCTGAATCTATACAAGCCGCTTGCACTGGCAACTCATGCCCATCCGCACAACGCCAGCGTTCTTTGAGAAGTTTGTCTAATTGAATCCAAGTTTGTGGCGCTGCCGGATCTGAATGCAGAATCTGATGGTCAAGAATGAATCCTTCATTGTCCTTGCCTGTTCCCAGAAACGTCACTTCTAATCTATCGTCCTGAACGTCCACTCCTGCCGTAATCACCAAAACGTCTGCTGGTGCTGGTGCTTTGTAGACTTCACGCCTGTTGTACAAACCGTGTTCGTCAATCGTTTCGCCTTGGTCTTCCCATGTTTCGCCCAGGCTAAGATTGACAAAGGTCTGAAGCTGCTGTGCCGAATTCTGACACTGCAAAAACTCTTGCGCCATTTCAGACAATCTTGTCCAAGGCGAGTACAACGCATTGAGGCGGAAACCTGCGATTCCGTTGCAATGACGTTTTGCTTTCCAGCTTCCGGCTCGAACCGCTCTCAACCGCTCGCCTTCGGTCCAGCCTGTTTCGCATTTCTCACAATGTAGCTTTGCGTCTGAACCGTCACCTGTCCAACGAACGGAATTCCATTGAAGTGTCTGTTCATGCTCGCAGTGTGGACACTTCACAAAATAAAATCTTTGGTCTGACTCTTCAAACCATCGCTCAATCACCGAAACGCCTTTGACGGTTGGCGTAGAAACCAAGACAATCTTGCGGTTCCAGTAGGTTGACGTTCTCTTCATTGCCAACCTTAACGGATCTCCGTCAATCTTAGCAGTATACGGATAACGGTCAGTCTCATCACAAAGCAAAATACGGATTGGCCTGGAAGACAAGCCTGTTGCTGAATTTGCTCCAACCAAAGTCAACTGACCACCAGCAAAACGCTTTTGTAAAATCGTGTCTCTTTGGTTGCCTTTGCCGTCAAGCGTTAGTTGCTTGAGTTCTGGCGAATCTCGCAGCATTGGGAAAATTCGCTCTTTGCTGAATCCCTCGGCAGCGTCAACCGTAGGCTGCAAAAAAAGAATTGGGCTAGGGTCAAAATGAATGTAATAGCCCAGAGTATTGAGCAGGATTTCAGATTTTCCACACTGAGCTGAAGACATTAAGACCACAGTGTGAATCAGTGGGTCAGAGATTGCGTCCATCACTCCACGTTGAAACTCGGCTCGCTCGGTGCGCCACTGGCCTTGCTCGGCTGAAGCCTCTCCTGAAAGCTTGCGGTATTCATCAGCCCATTCGCTGATTGTCAGTTTTGGAGGAGGTTCAAAGTATTGAAGAGATTCTTGAAGAACTTGCTGAAGAAGTGCGCTCATTAAGCGTAAGCATCCAGAGGTACGTCTTTGAATTCTTTCAAAGCTTCTTCCAAGGCGTCAGCGATGATTCCTTTTGCTTCGGTCAGAGTGGTTGCCTGCAAAATATCTGGTGCAAGCTTGGTTGGCATGGCAAGAACGCGAGAACGAAAAGCGATAATCTGTGAAACCCAAACGTTTTTGACGTTATCGGCTCGCAGCAACTCACGCTCAAGTAGTTTTCCTTCGAGTTCGGTTTTGTTGGCCTGTGCTTTGGTCAGTCTGGTTTTCTCATACTGCAAGTCATTGCCAACTCGTCGTTTAACGTACCATTCAACGCATTTTGTTAAATCATACTGGTTTTCTTTGCCGTCCATACCCTCCAAAGGCATACCTTCGTTGTGCCATTTTTGAACGGCTCGCGTGGTGACTCCAAAGGCTTCAGCAATTTCAGATTGATTGAGTAGCATACATAGGAACCATAAGTAACTGTAAACTCAGTGTTTATTCGGGGTCATAAGTACCA